TCTTGGGACTCTATGTTATCTTCGCATATTTCCTGTGCTTCTTTTATCGCTTCTGTGAAACGTAAACGAAGTCTCAGATTTTCTCTAATTGGACGCACTTCCACGATACTCGGTCGTCTGTACATACTTTCGAGAACATTCTTACGTGTCTTTGCTAATTTGATTTTGTACAGATTATTTTCGGAAAAAGTTGCGACGCATTTCATACATTAATCTGGCATAAAGATTTTAAGTCTCTTCTGAATAGAAATGTCCTCTTCTTACAACGTCGAACCTTGCAACTTCAAGTATCGTGTCTCCTCCCTCGAGAAAGTGGTCGATGGTGATACTATTGATGTTAACATTGATCTAGGCTTTGATGTCTGTACGAAGCAGCGTGTTCGTCTACTGGGTATTGATACACCCGAGTCGCGCACGTCGGACAAGGAGGAGAAGAGGTTCGGTCTCCTTTCGAAGAAGAAGCTCAAGGAGTGGTGTCTGAAGGCGGTCGCATCTGAGAAGGATGATATCGAAATCGAACTCAGATGCCCGGAGGCGGATTCGAGGGGTAAGTTTGGTCGTGTGCTCGCAGAGGTTTGGGTATGTGAGGATGGTACTTGGACCAACGTCAATAAGTGGATGTGTGATGAAGGCTATGCCGTTCCCTACGCTGCCCAGAACAAGTCTCTGGTCGAGGGTCTCCACTTAGAGAACCGCAAGAAGCTCATTGAGCGCGGTGAGATTGACGCCTAAAATACATAAATATGAAAAGTATGACGAGTAACACGACCAGTTGTGTCACATATTCATCCGAGTAATAATCCAGAATCAAATTTGGATTCTTAAGTAGATACCAAAGATTTTTGCGTTCGAAAATCTGTGTGATGGACATATTAATACCATGCCCTTGTGTCGCATGCCACGACCAAGGTGGAATCAACAGACTATCACCGGGTCCTAACGTCACTTTATATATTTTCATTTTGCTATGGTCCATCTTGAAAAAGTCCTCCTTTGCAAAATTGGATTTAGTCACTGACAAAACACTATTCTTGTGAATATTAGGATTGTCATAATTGTCAAATATGTACACAGTCTTTGTTCCATATAATTGGTTCAGGATGAAATCAGAATTGACGTGTAAATGTAACCCACTCGAATGATTGTTTCCCAGATACAACATCAACGCTTCAACTTTTCGGGAACTCGTGTTTGGATTGTACAGGGTTTCGAGTAGTTTTTTAGAAACACGCTCTTCAAAAAGATCAACCTCTGCACAGTAAATGGATGGTTTTACATTCTTTTTCCAGTGTCGAATGAGATCAGGAACACTCATACTCCCCATTTCAGCAGTCGTCGTGTCTATTTCAGGTGTGTCATACAATTCGACTGGAAGTTCGACATGGCCAAACATCTTGGTAACCTGTTCAAATGGCATCTTTCTCGCTTTAGACTGATACAACCCGCGTATGACGACGGGTTCTGTGATCTCCTTCGTGAGAATCTGCTTCTCTTCTGGAGTCATCTGATCATACGTGTACGTAGGGAGTTCCATCTATAGTCACACGATATTAAAGTTTATGAAATCTAAACACATACATGATCATTCATCTCAAGATTACGATAAACCTGAAACAGAAGAAGCGTCGCCGAAAGGACCGTAAGCGCCGAAAGATGAAGACTAAATAGTGTATGGATATTTCCTGACCCATAAGTTACATATCCACTTGTCACCAGACTTCACAGGATTCCCACCATGTAAAGCTTTGGACGTGATGAAATTGTAATTGTTCACTGTGTCGAAAAAGAGTGCATCACCGGCTTTCAGTTTGTACGATTTTTTTAGGTTTGGAAATACAGTCTCACCACCGCGATACCCGTCATTGAGTGCTAATATGAATGTATACAATCGCATGTTTTCATCATCTTTGAAGGCATCTTGATGTGGTTTATAATGACCACCTGGTTTGTATCGTACAACTTGAAGTTTTTCACAGTTTAGGATTGGACGATCTGTATACTTTAGACATCGTGACATAACGGCGCGAACCACCGGATCTTCGCGACTCAACCACGCCGTTTCACTCTTGCGAATCGTTTCATCTACTCGTTTGTTATGAGAAATGGAAGACGTTTCAAGTTTGCCCCGCGCCTTATCGATGATATACCTGCGTTCAGACTCTGTGATGAACTTTTTAAGTACTTTTGGTTGTGGGTAAGTGGGTAGTATATAGATGATAAGTAGTAGTACAGTTAAAATGATGAGCATCCTATACGTTATATAGGAAAATTTTTGGGCGTCACACACGTGTATCGTTTTCTGATATCTTCGAATACATCGTTTCCGTATACGAAAAGCTTTTTGATCATCTCCGTTATTTCTGGTTGGCGTCGGGGTTCGATAATAAATTGTCTAAGAAGATCTCCACCCGAATGCACCAACATTTCGAAAATGTGAGATAGATCTCGCATCTTATCCCTGAATTTTTCCTGTCTTTGAAGATACGTCTTAAACATATCTTCATTCAACTCGTCTAGCATGTATCCGACACGTAAATGAAGATTATCCACCGGGTCCAAATCTATGTATGCATTCTCTCTATCGGAGTAATAAATAAACGCAGCCAGATGTATCAGATCATTCGTGGCACCAGCTTCCCGCAATTCGCCGTATCCGGGTATTCCACCACACGGAATGTCTCCATGTTCTCGAGACGAACCATTCTTTCGTTTGAATTCTATGTAATGCGGATTGTGAATCCGACCCGTCGAAATTTCACCCGTTCTCCAATCAAATGCTGTATGACAGTTGATACACCACATCTGAGAACATCCACTTGTTTTGTGTATGACTGTTCCACATTTAGGACACGATTTACTGTCTCGATTGAGAAGTTTGATTGTTTTGACAACTTGTGGATCACATTCATGATCATCTGTCATGGGTTCATTACACTCTTTACAGAATGTCGTGGTACAGAGTCCACAAAAATATTCCTCGTTTAAAAATCCTTTACATTCTTCGTGTGGACATTTTCGTACAAACTTTGTCGTTTCTGTGTCAACGAGACCGCCCATCGCTCGAACACGCTCTAATTCGATATACACATTCTCAAGTTCTTGGTGAAACGTTAAAATTTCTGGATACTCTGCGATAATTCGTTCATTGATTGGAAATGATAAATGGTATTTCTGGTATAGTTCAAATAATTGAGCTCGCAATTTACGCGCACTACGTCGGAGTCGTCGTATCGTGAGCACTCGTTCAACCTCCTTTTGGCTTTGTGGCATGAGAGCTTTCTCTCGTTCAAAGAGGACATTCTCACGATGTCGTCTCAGTTCAGTATTTCTAAAATACTTGGTACAAAACGTGTCTATAAACTCTCGACTCCACAATGTCTTACATCCCATACAATGAGGATCTTCGAATGATTCGAGTATGTATCTCTGTGAACATGATCGACAACTCACTAAATCACAAAATTGACATTCAACCTTTTTATGATTTATTTTATTGAATTTTTCACAACATACATCGCATGTAGTCATTAGTTTAAAGGAAGGTTATTTCTTTAAATCACAATGGTTGATTGGCTACAAAATTTCCTAACATCTCCATCGCGTCATCTCTCTCGTAAATAGTCTGTACAAAAAAGAGCGTCATTTCCGCCTGTCCATATGACATGTATGTATCCCGATACTTTTCATATATACCCGCGACTTCGTCTAAATTTTGGTCACACCATTCATCAACCTCCCCCTTACTCATATCACGATGAAGACCTTTTTCAATGAAATCGACAACCTCGTCGCTGAGAGGCATGTCGGTAATCACGGTACAGTCGTCATCTGGGTGAATCATTTTTAGTTATTTATTACTTTTTAGCAGACTTACTTAGGTTGTCGAAACTTTTAGTCGCGTTGTTGTACGCCTTGACCATGTCACCATATTTCGAAGCCTTTTGAATCCTACCGGTGTAGATCTTACTCTTCTTCATCCAGTTTCGTCGGACGTTAGGGCCCGTACCCTTAGGGAACTCACGCTGAAGACGATTCACTTTCGATTGGTAACTCCCCTTGTTCGAGACGGATGGTGTTTTTGTGAGATACGCTTCAATCTCTTTACGTCGTGCATTCACATCATTTTTAAATTTGACAACACTGTTTCGGTGCATAGATTTTTCACTCTTGTTCGTGAGACCCATCTTCGTATACTTATTTTCAATATTCTTACGAAGCTCAACCTTTTTGTTCAATTCATTTTCAATCTTTTTCAAATCTTCGATTGTTTCCGCCTTTCGCAACTCTTGGGCCCATACACCTATCCTACCTTTAGTGAGTCCCTTTCGCTCCTGGAACACACCGTTGTTGTTGGGGCGAAGATTCAATTCTTTGGTGATCTTATTTTGGAGAGAGTTTCGTTCACTGTTGAAGTTCTTAATCATGTTACGCACGTTATTCTCTTGAGCTTCAACCTCTTTCGGGATTTCGTTAACACTGTTATTGAAAATGGGGTTGTTTTTCATGTTTGGTTCGAATAGGGGATTGTTAATTTTCTTGTTGTTCACATTGTTGTTCGAGTTCGAGTTCGAGTTCGAGTTGTAAACAGGTTCCGCAGCACGTCCACCCTTCCTGATTTCAGTCTTCACTTCTCTCGTGAGTTGATTGAGAATCCTATTCGCGACGAATTCAACATTCTTACGATTGTTCGTGTTCACCGGAGCCCTGTTGTTGTAAATAGGCTCAGCAGCACGCCCCCCCAATCTAATTTCTTTGGCAACATCATTTTGAAGTTGTTTAAGAATCTGATTGGCCACGTACTCTACATCAGCCTTTTTGTTGTTCGCGGGTTTATTAGCGATAGCG